CAAGGCATGGTGGGTACAGACCGATGCTGAGAATGGTCTCATGCTCGTAATGCGTCGTCCAATGGAGAAATCCATGGAAGGTGACTTCGAGACTGATTCTATGCGCTACAAAGCCACCGAGCGTTATGCGACCGGCTGGCACGATGCGCGTAACATTTTCGGTACGCAAGGCGTCTAAGCAACACCTCCGTAGTCATAAAGCCACCCCACAAGGGTGGCTTTTTTACTATTTGGGGCGGTTTTTCTATTTAATTTGCATTAGTAGTTATAGGAAGAATAATCCCATTCTGACCGCCGCTACTTCCCGGTGAGACGACTCAGAGACAGCTTGGGATACCCACTGAGATAAGGAATCAAATAATGTCTAGCACATTTACATCCCCCATTCGCGTATTTAAGCGTAACAACCCAACCAACGACGGCACAATTGCCCCAGATAATACTGGTGCCGTACGTCTTAGTCAACAAGATGTAATTTTAAATCCAATTACCACAACCACTGGTGCAGCAACTGCATTAACAACCGCCCCCGTTGGTACAACCACAGCAGTTCCTTTTGTATTGCCAGCCGGCTCTATTATCGAGTCATTCTCGCTGTACCAAGACGTAGCCGCTGGTGGTCTCGTTGGTGGCGTAATTACAATGTCTATCAGCATTACCAACCCAACAACTGGTGCTATAACCACTACCGCTCTCGGCACAATTACCCCAACAGCGGCCGGCGGCCGTATCGCTGGTGTATTTACTGCAACCGCAGCAACCGCAGCTATCATTGGTAACATTGGACCACTTGACGCCACATTGACATTCTCTGCGGCCTCTGTGACAACATTGTCAAGCGGTTCTTTGGGTGGCACGTTGGATGTTAACTACACTGCACGTAACAATGACGGTTCTATCATCGCCTACGGTTCTGGTTACACCAATAACTAATTAGGAGCCAATCATGCGTCAAGTAACCGTGACGGCTGATGCAACTGGGGTAACTACTCCAGTTGTACTCGACCAATACATTGCCCCGTTTCAGGTAACATATTCAAAGACCGGATCTGGTGTTGTTCAAGCAACAGCAACGGATCCATATCCCGTCGAAAACGGTAACTTTGTTTCTGCTACCTTTACTTGGATTACTGCACCCACAACAGCACCAAACACCGCAACTTTTTTAGCACAGCCGTATCGTGCTATCCGTTTATCTGGTGCAGCCGAAGGTGACACACTTACAGTAATTCAATCCGGAGTTAAGTAATGCCTGTATACCTCGACACTCGGGGTAACAGTGTCCTGTCTGTGGCGATCTGTGATCGCTGCAACAGGAAATTTGCGTACACAGAATTAATGCCCGACCCAAACTTTCCGGGCATGCGCGTGTGCGCGGCAGATAAAGATAACTATGACCCCTGGAGATTACCAGCGCGTCAAACAGAAAACATTGCGTTGCGTTTCCCACGCCCAGATCAGAGTGTTGCTACTGGCCCAATTGGTGGCCAACAATTAGTTACACAGGGCAATCCAAATCAAACCACGCAATACGACAGCTTCTTTATTGATGGCACACCACCAAACGCTGGCGAGTCTGGCGATATAAAAACATAAAGAGACCTAAATGGCAGACCGTTCAATAACACAACTACAAGTAGCGGGACCGTTAACAGGTAACGAGGTTACTGTTGTTGTCCAAAACGGGATCACTAAGCAGACCCAGCTCCAAGATATTTCTAATCTTGGTGGCCCAACTGGCCCCACTGGTCCGCAAGGCAACGCCGGCCCAACTGGACCGACCGGACCAACTGGCGCAACCGGCCCAGGATCAAGCGTAGCAGGACCCACAGGACCAACTGGGCCCACAGGGGCAACTGGACCAACAGGCGCTCCGTCAAGTGTTGTCGGACCGACAGGACCCACTGGCGATACTGGACCGACAGGTGCCGCGTCTAATGTAACTGGACCTACTGGATCTACGGGAGCCACTGGACCGCAAGGATCGCAAGGTATACAAGGGCCAACTGGCCCAATAGGTCCCGTAGGACCCACTGGCGATACTGGACCGACAGGCGCAGCATCCAATGTAACTGGCCCACAAGGTCCAACTGGACCGCAAGGCACACAGGGACCCACCGGTCCGCAAGGCATCCAAGGCCCCACTGGTGACACTGGACCACAAGGCCCAACTGGACCTCAAGGCATCCAAGGTGCAACTGGCCCAACGGGCGACACAGGACCTCAAGGTATACAGGGTGTCACAGGACCGACAGGACCACAAGGCCAGACGACAGGATTAACACTATTCCTTGATGGTGCAACGGCAACTGGACCACAGGCATACGATTTATTAGTGGTGCCAAACACCGGCTCGCAAACTGATCTTTCAAGAGCAACAAACGCAAGCACGCCCGTATTACTTGGCTCGTTTGTAACTGCTGCTGGTGTCCCCAACAATACATCTTTCACAGGTGGCTTGTGGGAGCTGTATGCGTGGATGCAACATAATTCAGGTGGTGCAACATTTAGATTTTGGACTGAGGTTCAAGAGGTTGCGTCAAATGGTACGACGGTACTACAAACATTAGCAAGCGGAAATTATTCGGGCGGAACACCCGTTACAAATTCAACTCTTGCGTTGTACGAGTATGATCTGTTTGTTCCAACTTCTACACTAGCGTCTACAAGTAGCCGCATACTGGTAAATGTGTATGTACAGTCACAGTCAGGAACGCCAACAGCATCGTTACACATGCGCAGCAATGCGCAGTCGCACATTGTCACGACGATTGCGTTTAACGTGGCTGGACCAACAGGACCACAAGGTCCAACGGGTGACACCGGACCACAAGGTCCGACAGGTCCGCAAGGAATACAAGGACCTACAGGTCCAACAGGATGGACTGGTCCGCAAGGACAAGTAGGCCCGACTGGTCCGACGGGTGACACCGGACCTCAAGGCCCAACCGGTCCGACAGGGTGGACTGGACCACAGGGCCCAACTGGCGACACGGGACCGACAGGACCAACGACATACCCAGCCGCTGGCGTGGCAGTATCTACTGGCACGGCGTGGGGTACGTCATTAGTGGCAGCAAGTGCTAACACCGCAAGCGCGCTGGTACAGCGCGATACCAACGGTGACTTTAGTGCTGGTACAATAACCGCAACGGCATACATTGGAGTAAGCGGCGGTTCATTTTAATTAGGGGTAGCACATGAAAATCGCCGTATATGCGATTAGCAAAAATGAAGAGCAGTTTGTAAAGACATTCTGCGAGTCCAGTAAGTTAGCGGATTATATTATGATCGCCGACACTGGTTCTACGGATGGTACGATCGAGGAGGCTAAAAAGTATGGGGCTGTTGTTCATAGCATTTGCATTTCTCCTTGGCGCTTCGATCATGCTCGGAATGCCGCTTTGGCACTACTCCCCGCTGACATTGATGTCTGCATATCGCTAGACTTAGACGAGCAGTTAGAGCCAGGATGGCGTGAAGAATTAGAGCGTCTCTGGACACCAGAGACCACCAGACTCAGTTATAAGTTTGACTGGGGTCACGGTAAAGTGTTTTACAGTACGAAGGTACACACCCGCAAGGGTTACCACTGGCACCACCCGTGCCACGAGTACATTAGGCCAGACCATCGGACCAAAGAAGTATTTGCGTATAGTGAGATGTTGATGATTACGCATCATCCTGACGAAACAAAGTCACGGGGTCAGTACTTAGATTTGCTGGAGATGTCGGTCAAGGAAGACCCAAGCTGTCCACGTAATGCGTTTTATTACGCTAGGGAGTTAACGTACTACCAGCGTTGGAACGAGGCGATTGTGGCACTGCAAAAGTATTTGGCGATGCCAGAGGCGACGTGGAATAACGAAAGATCGTACGCCATGAGGTTGATTGGTAACTGCTACGATAACCTTGGACACGACGGAATAGGTTGGTACCGCAGGGCAGTCTCAGAAGACGCGGGCGTGCGTGAGACGTGGTGTGAACTAGCACAGGCGTGCTACAGAAAAGGATTATGGGAGGAGTGTTACGGCGCGGCGTGTAACGCACTCAAGCTGACAGAGTGTACGTTTACGTATACAATTGATGCAAACAACTGGAAGGCAAGGCCGCACGACTTGGCGGCTATCGCGGCGTACAGGTTAGGATTTAAAGAAGAAGCAATAAGACACGGCACTAACGCCTTGGAATTTGAACCCAATAACGAGCGACTATTAACAAACCTCGGGTATTATAAGGAATAAATATGGCACAAGCAGGCTATACACCCATTCAACTTTACCACTCCACAAGCACGGGAGCGGTTCCAATCGCTGGCAACATGCAAGTCGGCGAGTTGGCAATCAACGTCACAGACAAAAAATTGTTTACCAAAAACGGTAGCAACGCCATTGTGGCCGTTGGTGGCGGGGGTGCAACCGGCGGCGGAAACGATCAAGTGTTTGTGGAGAACCAAGCAATTGTCACGACCAGCTACACCCTAAGCACGGGGTTTAACGCAGAATCAGTCGGTCCAATTACCATCAACGCTGGCGCAACAGTAACAGTACCTAGCGGACAGCGCTGGGTAGTTCTATAAGGAAAGCATATGTCTATTGTCTTAGTAGGCTCAACTAGCGGAAGTATTACACTACAGGAACCAGCCGTTGCTGGTACTACTGTACTAGACTTGCCAGCTACATCGGGGACTTTGGTTGTTGCTGGTGGTGCTTTAGGAACCCCGACTTCAGGCACATTAACTAATTGCACAGCAGACGGCACAAATTCTGTAGGTTATCGTAATGTTCCACAATCAGGCTCAGATAAGACCACATCGTATACATTGACTACAGGCGATGTTGGTAAATTCATAGGTGTTGGTGCTAGTGGGTCAATTATTATTCCTAACAGCACTTTTGCTACTGGCGATATTGTTTCTATTTTTAACAATACATCAGGTGGCATTACCATTACTTGCACCATTACAACTGCGTATATTGCTGGAACTAATACCGATGTAGCTTCTGTAACTTTAGCTACTAGGGGTGTTGCAACACTATTATTTATTAGTGGCACAGTTGTAACCATTACAGGAAATGTGGCGTGAGTGGTATTAATTTAACCTTACTAGGTT